GGTCGTACTTTAATGGGTATTTATACCGTACCGGCAGGATATACTTACTATTTGAGCCGTATTGACATTAATACCAGTTTAAATGCTAATCCAGCAGGTTATGCAACATATCAAAACTATCAAACAAGTAATTCAGGTGTATCTACTGTTACTATCATAGCCCCATTTACAAACAATTATCATGCACAGCGAGTAATGCCAAGACTTGTTGCTGAAAAAACAGATATTCAATTACAAGCAAAAGTTAGTACTGGTACTGCGGCTTTAACAGTTTCGCAAGAAGGTTACTTAATCGCTAACGGTAGCTAAAATGGCAACTAAGAAAAAAGGCGTTTCTCTTGCGATTGGCCGTGGTGAAAAGTTGCCTGCGTCTAAGGGCGCTGGGCTTACCGCCAAAGGTCGTGCTAAATATAATGCAGCTACTGGCTCGCATTTAAAGGCACCTCAACCTGAAGGCGGACCTCGTAAGAAATCTTTTTGCGCTAGAATGTCGGGAATGCCCGGTCCTATGAAAGACGAAAACGGCAAGCCTACTCGTAAAGCAGCTAGTTTAAGACGATGGAAGTGTGGTACAAAATGAAAGACATTATTGAGCACGTAAGCGAGCCTGCAAAACACGTTGTAGATGCTTTATCTATATTAACCGTGTTAGGAACTCTTGTTGATGTTCTGCCTGCTGTAGCAGCTTTATTATCTATAATTTGGTCTCTATTACGTATTTATGAGAGCAAAACTGTACAAGGTTGGCTAGGAAAAAAAGATGCCGAGCAAGTCTAAAAAACAACATAACTTAATGGAAGCCGTGGCGCATAGCCCAGCTTTTGCTAAGAAAGTTGGTATTAAACAGTCAGTTGGTAAAGAGTTTGCCAAAGCTGATAAAGGTAAGAAGTTTGGTACAGGTGGTGGTGTTGGAGTAACTCGAGGCGGTAAGGGTATGATTAATCGTCAAGAGACAAGGTTTGGTAGTGTTCTAGGGCAGGAAAAGAATGTGCCAAATGTTAATTTAAACAAATACGTCGGCAAAAAAACTGGCGGAAAGGTGAAGAAAAAATGAACCAAAATAAATCATTCTCTCAAAAAGAGACAATGGGCGACAAGACTATGGGCAAAGTGAAAACTGGCGCTCCTAGTATCGACGGTATTGCAGAACGTGGTAAAACCAAGACTAAATATCCAAAAATGTCTGGTAACACAATCGGCAATGGTCCTTGCATTAATTGTAAATAAGGAGTTCAAAATGGAACACAAACACAAAATGGAGCACGACAAGAAACATGCTGCTGGTCACATGCATGAGCAAGAAAAAGTTGCAAAAATGTATGGTGACAAAAGTCATAAGATGAACCACGAGCACGTAAAAGCTATGTGCGGTGGTGGTAAGTCTATGGCCAAATAATGCGAGCTTCTCGTGGAATGGGTGCTGTAGCCCCATCTAAAATGCCAAAAGCTAAAACGATTGTCCGTAAGGACGATCCGAACGATGTCACCATGTATAAAAAAGGTGGTGAGGTTTGGGATAAGCCCCGTCCAAAAGGACTTGGTAAACCCAAAAAAATGTCAGCGGCTAAAAAGTCTAGCGCAAAGGCTATGGCTAAAGCTGCCGGCAGACCTTACCCTAACCTAGTAGATAACATGAGAGCAGCGAGGAAAAAATGAAATTTGCAATTAACTGGGTGCTAGGTTTATTTCGTAAACCAGACGTAGAAATTACGTTTGAGCCAGAAGTAGAGGCTTGGCCTTTTCCTGTACCAGCAAAAAAGAAGCCGAAAGTAGCAAAAGCCACAACTCGCACTAAGAAACCTGCAGTTGTAGCAAAAACTGCTGTTAAAAAGACCGCCAAGAAAAAGGCTAAGTAATGGGAACTTCCGGCACAGCGCTGTTTAATTTAGACATGGGCGACCTCATTGAGGAAGCCTTTGAGCGTTGTGGTTCGCAGTCACGTTCTGGTTACGACTTTAGAACTGCTGCCCGTAGCGTTAACATGCTTACTATTGAGTGGGCAAATCGTGGTATTAACTTGTGGACTATTGAGCAGGGTCAGATTCCTATCAATATTAATGCGGGTCAGATTAGCTACCCTATTCCACTAGATACTATCGACTTGTATGACCACGTAATCCGTCAGGGTACAGGCCAAAACCAAGTCGATATTAACATTACCCGCATCTCTGCGGATGATTACCTTGATCTGCCTACTAAAAATGCCCAAGGTCGTCCTATTCAGGTATGGGTTGACCGTCAGTCTGGTAACTTAGATAACGCTGCAGTAACTACTCTAAGTGGCGCTATTTCTGCAACTGCTACCACAATCCCTGTTACTTCTACCGCTAATATGCGTAGCCAAGGCTATATTAATATTGGTAGTGAAACTATCCTGTACCAAAACATTGGTACGGCTGCGGCAGGTAATGCTAATCAGCTTTTAAACTGCTATCGTGGCATGAATAATACTACCGCTGCCTCACACGCAAGCGGGGATTCAGTCTACAACAACTACCTACCAAACATTAATATTTGGCCTACTGGGGTTGCTGGTACGCAATATACGTTTGTTTACTACCGTTTACGTCGCATACAAGACTCTGGCACCGGCATTAATACCGAAGATATCCCGTTCCGGTTTGTGCCCGCTATGGCGGCAGGATTGGCTTATTACCTATCTATGAAGCTGCCAGATATTGATATGAACCGTATACCGATGCTAAAAGCAGACTACGAACAACAGTTCCAATTAGCGGCTGATGAGGATAGGGAGAAAGCATCTTGGCGTATGGTTCCACGTAATCTATTCTATTCTAGATAAATATGACCGCATCTAAGTATGCTTCTGGCAAACACTCGATAGCCGAATGTGACCGATGCGGGCAGCGGTATAAGTTGCATCAGTTAAAAATTGAGATTATTAAGACACACCCTTTTAATATTAGGGTTTGTCCGACCTGTTGGGATCCAGATCAGCCACAGTTACAACTTGGTTTATACCCTGTAAATGACCCACAAGGGGTACGTAATCCAAGACCTGATGTAAGTTATTATTCGTCTGGAACTACAGGGTTGTATATAAACCCAAATGCTAGTAATGATGTAAGTAATGCTGGATACCCTAGCGACGGTAGTAGAAATACACAGTGGGGCTGGAATCCTGTAGGTGGACCTAGAAGTTTTTCAGATGCTTTTAGCCCCAATGATTTAAACTTAGCGATTACAATAGGCACAGTAACCGTAACAACAACTTAAGGAGTAGTAAAATGGCAAAAATGGAAAACATGAAAGAAGATATCAAGCAAGATAAAGCTATTGTTAAAAAAGCTTTTAAAATGCATGATGCTCAAGAACACAAGGGTGGTAAAGGCACTAATCTAGATAATCTTAAAAAAGGCGGTAAGATTAAAAAGATGAAACAAGGTGGCGTAACCGGAAAAGAAATGAAAGCTATGGGTCGCAATATGGCTCGTGCTATGAATCAAAAATCTAGCTCAAGAGGTCGTTAATATGGCTACCCAAATTAAACCAACTACCAAGAATAGTTCGCCTATGCGTACTGGCATGGCTAAAAATAATAAACCTGCCAAAGCATACGAAAAGAACGGTACTGGCGTAGCTGCAGAGCGTAAAGCTACAGGTTATGCTACAGACCCAAACACCATGAAGGCTGATGAGGTAACTCCGGGTGGTATGCCTGCTATGACAGTATCTATTGGTAATAAGACTCGTGAACCAAAAACTACTGGTATTGAAGTACGTGGTTCTGGTGCTGCAACTAAAGGTCGTATGGCTAGAGGCCCAATGGCATAATGAATTACGAACAGTTATATAACTCGATTCAAGCCTATACCGAAAACACTGAACAGTTGTTTGTGGCTAATATTCCTGTCTTTGTACAGGAGGCTGAACTTCGTATATATAACTCTGTAAACGTACCATCATTACGCAAAAACGTAACCGGTACTATGACATCTGGCAATCAGTATGTTTCCTTGCCTGACGATTGGTTAGCAAACTATTCTGTAGCGGTTATAGATCCTACTACTGGAATGTATAACTTCTTAATCAATAAAGATGTTAACTTTATGCGTCAAGCGTATCCTTTTGCTACAAACAACGGGACTACGTATCAAGGAACTCCGGGCGGCACACCAAAGTACTACGCACTATTTGGGTCTCAGTATTCAAATATTAACGAAATGACCATTATGGTTGCACCTACACCGGACCAAAACTATCCGATAGAGATGCACTATTATTACTATCCACCCACCATCGTACAGGGCCAAATTGTTACATTAGGAACGATTACTGCTGGCTCGCTATATACCAATGGTGTATACCAAAACGTAGCTTTAACAGGAGGTTCAGGTGCTAACGCAACTGCTGATATCGTGGTTTCCGGTGGTGCAGTCACATCTTGTAGCCTTAAGTTTGGCGGTAATTTTTATGTCGTGGGCGATGTTCTTTCTTGTGCTTCCCTTGGTCCTACTGGTAGCGGCTTTTCTATTCCGGTAGCTTCTATATCAAATGCCACAGGAAGTTCTTGGCTTGGCGATAACTTTGACCCAGTACTATTCTATGGTTCTATGCGGGAAGCTATGCTGTTTATGAAGCAAGAAGCTGACTTAGTAACCAACTATGAGCAAAAGTACCAAGAAGCTTTATTAGAATTTAGACGCTTCTGCGACGGTCTTGATCGTGGTGATAGTTATCGTGACGGCCAAACCAAGCTTAATATTGATCTTAAAGGTAATGTGGTCTCATGATTACCCAAACTTCTTGCACAATTTTTCAGCAAAATTTGCTAAATGGTAATGAAAACTTTACCACCGGCAGTTATAAAATTGCCCTTTATACCGGATTGGCAAACTTAGGTCAGCAAACTACGGCTTACACTACTACCAATGAAGTGGTAGGGACGGGCTATACGGCTGGTGGGCAAACTTTAGTTATCTCTGTACCCCCAACCCAAGATAATGTTCATAACATTACCTACGTATCTTTTCAAAATGCAGTTTGGAACCCAGCAGCCTTTACTGCTAGGGGGGCATTAGTATACAATGCAACTACAGGTGCAGCGTGTTTTGTATTAAATTTTGGGTCAGATAAAACTTGTACATCTAGCTTTACCGTGCAATTTCCAACGGCGAATTATTCGTCCGCAATTTTAACCATTGGTACTACTAGCAGTAGTATTAATTATAGTAGTGCAGATTAGGAGCAATTATGCAAAAAGAATTAGCAAGCTGTGGCGATAAGGCAGAAATTAGTCTGCAAGCTGGCGCTACACAAAATGAAACCGTTGGTATTGAAGGCGCATACCATGTTGAATGCCGTGATGCTGCCGGTAATGTTAAATGGACTGAAGAGTTCCCTAACCTAGTAAACGCTGTTGGTAAACAGTTAATGCTTGATACTTTGTTAAAAGGTTCTGCATACACAGTTACTGGCCCGTATTTAGGTTTGATTGCAACTACTAGCCCAACATTTGGTACTGGTTCAGATACCATGACTTCACACTCTGGTTGGACTGAGTTTACTAACTATACAGTTGGCGGTTCTGCAGTTCGTGGTACAGCAGTGTTTGGTTCTTCAACATCTACAGGCTCTACACCATCTAACGTAACAACTTCTGCAGCTTCTGCAATTACCTACACTATTACTGGTGCTGGTGGTAACGTAACAGGTTGTTTCTTGGTTACAGGTTCTGGCGCTTCTTCTACACAGTCTAATACTGGTGGAACTTTATATAGCGCTGGTGCTTTTGCTACAGCTAAGACTGTTACTGCTGGTGATACAGTAAGCGTTACATATTCGACAACCGCTACAAGCTAAGGAGCTTAAATGGCTCTTGTTGTCTATGATAGAGTACAGGAAACTACCACTACAACTGGTACTGGCGCAGTTACCCTTTTGGGTGCTGTTGCTGGTTTTCAATCTTTTGCTGTAGTTGGCAATGGCAATACTACATTTTATTGCATCGCTGACCAAGGCGGAGGTACGAATTGGGAGGTTGGTGTTGGCACCTACAGCACTACTGGTCCTACTCTTACTCGCACTACTGTTTTTGCTTCTAGTAACAGCGGTTCTTTGGTTAATTTCACCAGTGGCACTAAGTCTGTATTTGTTACTTACCCAGCCGAAAAGTCTGTTAACCTTGATGCTTCTGGTAATGTTACTGCTCTTGGTACTGTTAGTTCTGGCACTTGGCAGGGAACCACTGTAGGTGTTGCTTATGGCGGTACTGGTGTAACTTCCTCTAGCGGTGCTAACTCTGTTGTTTTACGTGACGCTAACTCCAACGTAATTGCTAATAACTTTCTTGGCGGATATAACGTAATCACTGCCGCCGCTGGTACAACAGTATTGACTGTTGCTTCTGCCTATTATCAGCGTATTAGCGGTTCTACAACCCAGACAATCCAGCTTCCTAATGCTACAACAATGGCTAACGGGCAGGGTTTTACTTTTGATAACGATTCTAGCGGCGCTGTAACTATTGTCGATAATGCTAGCGGATTTATTGATACTGTTCCGTCTGGTGGTTATTCTTATATATTTGTTGAAGACAACAGCACTTCTGCTGGCTCTTGGGGTAAATACGCTTTAATCCCAGCTTCTTATGACTTTAGTACTTCTACCGCAAACTTTGGTGGCGCAACAATTACTAACGCTACCTACAACGGAAACACGATTGGTACGGCTTATGGTGGTACAAACTTAACTGGATTTTCAGCCGCTAACAACGCTTTATACTCAACATCATCTTCCGCACTGACTGCAGGTACTTTGCCAGTATTGGCTGGTGGTACTGGAGTTACATCGTCTACTGGTTCTGGTTCAGTTGTTTTAAATACTAGCCCAACTTTAGTTACACCTTTACTTGGTACACCAACTTCTGGTAATTTAGCAAACTGTACTGGATATCCTGCTGGTTCTATCAGCGGCACAATAAATTTAGCTACTCAAGTAACCGGCACACTTCCTGTAGCCAACGGCGGTACTGGGGCTACAACACTAACTGGATACATGTATGGTAACGGCACGTCAGCGGTGACTGCTTCTACTACTATTCCGGGTTCTGCAATTAGTGGAAACATATCTGGTAATGCTGCTAACGTAACAGGCACTGTTGCTATCGCTAACGGCGGTACAGGACAAACTACAGCTTCAGCAGCATTTAACGCTCTTAGCCCAATTACTACTACTGGTGACTTAATTGTTGGTAACGGCACAAACAGTGCCACTCGTCTTGGTATTGGTACAGCTAATCAAGTTTTAACTTCTAACGGTACAACTGCTACTTGGTCTAGCCCATCTACTGGCGCTGGTACTATTACTAGAACAGACTTTACAGCTACTGCAGGACAAACTGTATTTACAGTTAGCTATCAGGTTGGTCTGATTGATGTATATCGTAACGGTGTTAAGCTAGCTACTACAGACTTTACTGCTACTAACGGTACTTCATTTACTCTAGCAGTCGGTGCTAACTCTGGTGATATTGTACAAGCCGAAGTATTTAGCTCATTAAATATTTACGCAACCATTACTACCGACACATTTAGCGGCAACGGCTCTACAACTGCATTTACGATGTCTGTTTCACCAAGCAGTTCTGGTGCTACCTTGGTTGTTATTTCGGGTGTAACCCAAGACCCAAGTTCATATACCGTATCAGGTACAACGCTGACATTTAGCACTGCGCCTCCTGCTGGTACAAACAACATCTCCGTTCGCTATCTTGGCGTTCCTTCTGTTACTACTGTTGGCTCATTTAGCGGTGGTACTACAGGTTTAACTCCAAGCTCTGCTACATCAGGCACGGTTACTTTGGGCGGTGTATTAAACGTTGCTAACGGTGGTACAGGTCAGTCTAGCTTTACTTCTGGCGGTGCTTTATATGCTTCTGGCTCTACAACTATTGCCTCTGGAACCCTACCTGTAACTGCTGGCGGTACGGGCGTAACTACTTCTACTGGTAGTGGTTCTGTTGTATTGGCATCTAGTCCGACAATCACAACGCCAACAATTAATCAAATCAACACCTCGGTAGCCAACACTTCACTTGGCGCTGGTAACGCTTCTATTATGAAGAACCGTATTATTAATGGTGCGATGGTTATCGACCAAAGAAATGCTGGTGCTTCTACAACACCTGCATCGACTTCTTATACTCTTGACCGTTGGGTTGTATATACTCCAGGCAGTAAATTTAGTGTTCAACAAAATGCTGGTTCAGTAACTCCACCAGTAGGCTTTTCAAAATATCTTGGCATTACATCAACATCAGCATATTCCATCAGCTCTGGAGATATTAGTGCAATAGCACAATTAATTGAAGGTTATAATGTTGCTGATCTTAATTGGGGCTCTGCAAATGCAAAAACAGTAACTTTATCTTTTTGGGTTTACAGTTCATTAACTGGCACTTTTGGTGGCGCTTTGTCTAATAACGGACAAACAAGGTCTTACCCATTTAGCTACACAATATCTTCTGCAAACACTTGGCAACAAATATCTATAAGTATTGCTGGTGATACCACAGGAACATGGACAACCGATAATACTGCAGGAATAAGATTATTTTTTAGTATTGGAACAGGTTCAACTTATAGCGGAACAGCAGGTGCTTGGGCTGGAGCAGCTTATCTTTCATCTACAGGTGCAACATCCGTAGTAGGAACTTCTGGTGCAACATTTTATATAACAGGCTGTCAACTAGAAGTAGGAAGTAGTGCTACTGGATTTGAGTATCGTCAATACACTACTGAATTACAGTTGTGCCAAAGATATTACACATATATCGGAAATGAAACTGTTGGTACTGAAATACCCGCTGGAAGCAACGGTACAGCAAGGGTTCGTGGAACTTACTATTACCCGGTTACAATGCGAGCAGCGCCAAGTGCATCAATAGCAGGAACTCCCGGCTTTTATACTTATGCCGGAACAACTCCAACATATAGTAGTCCAGCAAATATTGCTGGAACAACTACTAAATATGCAACTATTGACTTAAACATTACAGGCGCCACATTAACTGCAGGACAATGGGCTAATAATATTAGCTTTAATACTACTGGTTGTTATATTGCTTGGTCAGCGGAGTTATAAAATGAACTATAAATTACTTAAAGATAAAGGCGTTTTGATTGGTGTTGAACGCTCAGATGGTTGGCATATCCCTTTCGACCCAGCCAACACAGACTACCAAGCCTACCTAAAATGGCTTGAAGAAGGTAACACACCGGAGGCAGCAGATTAATTATGGCATTAACTAAAGTCCCACTTGATTCTGGCGTAGTAAATACGCTCCCCGTAGCTAACGGAGGAACAGGTTTAACTTCTGTTGGAACAAACGGTCAGGTATTGACTTCGAATGGAACTTCAATGGCTTGGGGTTCTGTTGCTTCTGTAACACCTGCTGCTGTTTCTGACCAAGCAAACACCTCTACTGGATACTTTGGTTTACCTTCTGGTACTACAGCACAACGTCCGGGTTCTCCAGCAAACGGATATACACGTTTTAATACGACATCAAATGCAATAGAAACTTACTCAAGTACTAGCTCGGCTTGGGAAATAGTTACTTACTTTACTTTGCCCGGAGCACCGACTATTGGAACTGCTACAGCAGCTAGCTCAACATCAGCAACAGTAACTTATACTGCACCAGCAAACACAGGGCAGGGAACAAGCTCGCAAGTAATTACTTCTTATACAGCAGTTTCAAGCCCCGGTGGAATAACAGGAACCGTATCACAGTCTGGGTCTGGAACAATTACTGTAAGTGGCTTAAGCCCACAAACATCTTATACATTTACTGTATATGCAACAAACGCAGCAGGAAATAGCGCATCTAGTTCTGCTTCAAACAGCATTACAACTCCAGCATCACCTTACACTTTAACTTATCTTGTAGTTGCTGGCGGTGCTGGTGGAGCTTCTGGTGGTGGCGGTGCTGGTGGCTTATTAAGTGGTTCTGCACTAGTTACTCCGGGTCAAGTTTATACAACTAGCGTTGGTGGTGGAGGCTCTGGTGGTTCTGGTGGAGGCACAACTACTGCAGGATATGGTGGTAACTCTTCTTTAACGGGTAGTGCCATTTCTGCTACTTCAATTGGCGGCGGTCGTGGTGGAATCATTGGTGACAATGGCGGTGCTAACGGTGCTGGTAGTGGCGGTTCAGGTGGTGGCGGTGGTGGTTGGTCTGGCGGTACAACAAATGGTGGTTCAGGCACATCGGGCCAAGGTAATAATGGTGGTTCTAATAGCGGAGCTACTGGAAACCCTTACCCAGCTGGTGGTGGTGGCGGTGCTGGAGCTGCGGGTCAAAATGCTCCTAGTGGCGTAACATCAGGTAACGGTGGTTCAGGTTCTGCTTCTTCTATTACTGGCTCTTCAGTAACTTATGCTGGTGGCGGTGGTGGTGGTAGTTATAACGGAGGAAATGCGGGCTCTGGCGGCTCTGGCGGTGGAGGCAATGGCTCAAATAGTGGTAACGGTAGTGGTGGAACAGCAAACACTGGCGGTGGAGGTGGCGGTGCTCGAAATGGTGGTACTGGCGGCACAGGTGGTTCAGGTGTAGTAATTATTTCCGTGCCTAGTGGAAGTTACACTGGTACAACTACTGGTTCTCCTACTGTTACTACAAGCGGAGGAAATACAATTATGACGTTTACATCTAGCGGGAGTTATACAGCATGAGTCATTTTGCTAAAGTTCTTGATGGAAAAGTTATTAATGTTATTGTGGCTGAACCAGAATTTTTTGATTCTTTTATAGACTCGTCACCCGGAACTTGGATACAAACTTCTTACAATACATACGGTAATCAGCATAAGTTAGGTGGTACCCCGTTGCGTGGTAACTACGCTGGTATTGGTTATATCTATGATGCTGCAGAAGATGTTTTTTATGCTTCACAACCTTTTCCAAGCTGGACACTAAATAAAACAACTTGGCTATGGGAAGCACCGACACCAATGCCAACAGATGATAAACCATATAAATGGGACGAAGCTATTAAAGAATGGGTAGAAATTAAATGACACAAGCAGCTAACCTAGCCGCAGAAGGCTCAAACGTAAACTCATCTGGCGTACTTCAAGTCGCAGGCGGCGGTACGGGCGCAACCACTCAAGCGGGGGCGGCAAATGCCGTATTACCTAGCCAAACAAGCCAGTCAGGTAAATACTTAACCACAGATGGAACTAACGCATCTTGGGGAACCGTAACATCTAATCCCGGTACCGTAACATCTGTAAATTTAACTGCTGGTACTGCCATATCTGTAAGTGGTGGTCCAATTACTTCTAGCGGTTCTATTACCGTAAATAACACTGGTGTTACTTCGGCTGTAGCAGGTACAGGTATTGGTGTAAGCGCTTCAACTGGTGCGGTGACAATATCAAATTCAGGTGTTACTTCTGTTACTGCTGGTACTGGTATTTCCGTATCTGCTTCTACTGGCGGCGTAACTATTACTAATACTGGTGCAACTACTCCTTATGTTGGTTTTAGAGGGCAAGCATTTACATCTAACGGAACATTTACTATTCCATCAGGCATTACTCAACTTAAAATTACAGTTGTAGGTGGTGGGGCTGGTGGTTCAGGGGGTCAGTATCCTTGCCAAAGTATTGGTTTAGGAGGAAATGGTGGAACTTCATCTGTTTCTTCAGGAACACAGTCTATTACTACTATATCTGCAAGTGGTGGTGGTAATGGAAATACTAACGGCCCTACTGGGGGTGCTGGTGGTATAGGCTCTAACGGCACAATTAATATCGGTGGCGGTGCTGGCGGTAGTTCTGACACCCAAGCTTACGGTACCCCTGGAGCAACTGGTGGCTCATCTACTTTAGGTGGCGGTGGTAATGGCAATTATAATGCTAACGGTAGTGCTGGTAGAGCTTATGGTGGTGGTGGTGGTGGTGGTTCTGGTTATGGTAATGGAAGTGGTGGCGGTGCTGGTGGAACTGCTATTTCATATTTAACTGGATTAACTTCGGGTGGAACTTTATCAGTCACTATTGGATCTGGCGGTGGTGGAGGCTCAACTTCTTATGCTTATAATGGTGCCGCTGGTGCGGCTGGTGTAGTTATTTTTGAATGGTAATAGGAAAATAAAATGACAACTCAAAATTATTTAATTATTGAAAATAATGTTGTAACTAATGTTGTTGTATGGGATGGCAACACACAAGATTGGACACCGCCAGCAGATTCTATTCAATTAATACAAGCAACAACTCCAGCAAAAATTTGGCAATGGGATTCTGCAACTAAAACTTATAGTTTAGTAGAACAAGTTGGTGTTGGTGATATTGGATTTACTTGGGATGGAACAGTTTTAACTACAAATCAACCTAAACCAACACCGCCTAAAGCAGAAGCTAATCAACCAGCAACAACTGGAACTGTAACAGCATGACAATTGCCGTAGCACCAAAACATAGTTTTACCTATGATGGGGTGCAGCTTATTGTCTATCATGCAAATAAAGGAGAAGGTTTGCCTAATCATGGACATTCTTTTTCCCATGCAACTATATGCAATGCTGGTTCTTGTTTAGTAAGTCTTGAAGGCAGAAGTTACACCATTGATAAAAATTCAACGCCTTTAAATCTTCCTGCTGGTGAGTGGCACGAAATTGAAGCATTAGAAGATGGCACTGTATTTGTAAACGTATTTGCTGAAGGTAAATACTAATGTTTGGAATAACCGCCTTTGCCCAATCTACATTCGCTGGTCTTGGCGGGAGTGCGTACAACTTTTCATTAACTGAAAACTCAAGCATAGCGGATATAAATTCTGTAGCTGCGGCTTTATTACAGAGTATTACTGAACCTGTAACCATGAACGATTATCCGTTGCCAGCGGGTGCATTTGTAGGGTTTATTTATGAAAACTCTGGCTTGGCGGATACTAATAGCGTAACAGCAGCCCTATTGCAAAGCTTGACAGAAAACTCTAACCTAGCTGATTCTGAGTCAATAACAGCTCAATTTGCCCAAAGCGTAGCCGAAAACTCAAACCTTGCCGATTCTAGCGCACAATACTTTGCCGCCTTGGAAAGCCGTACTGAACCAATAAATTCCGTACAAGACACAAATTCCACTACGTCAACCTTCCTGCAAAGCCTAACTGAAGCTACAACGATTACCGAAGCCGGGAGCATTACAGCCCAGTTTGCCGCAAGTGTTACTGAAAACGTGGTAATGCAGGATGTTATTTCTATAGCCGCCCAGTTTGCTACAAGTATTACCGAGCCTATGACTATGGCAGAGGTTTTATCTATTATCTCTTTGTTTTTCTTTAATATTACCGAGCCATCCACAATAGCCAATACCCAGACTATCCAAGCCCAGTTTCTAGAATCCATCGTTGAGAACGCTAATTTAGCGGATGTAGAGTCTATTCAGGCTAATTTCTTGGGCACTGTGGTAGAAAACGTCAATATGCTTGACTCGCTAATTGCTCGTGGATGGATTAAAATTAACGATAATCAGAGTACAACTTGGAATGCAGTAAACAATGCGGGCGGAAGTGGCTGGACTACTGTAAACGATGCCCAAAATCCGGGCTGGACAAAAATTAACGATTTTCAGGGATAAATCATGGCATCAACATATACAACTGACCTAAAACTTACCAAGATGGGTAACGGAGAAGATTCCGGTACTTGGGGTACTATTACCAACACCAACTGGGATTTGATTGAACAAGCTGTTGCTGGGGTAGTAAATATCCCAATGACTAATGCTAACTATACACTGACCAATTTAAATGGTACTTCCGACGAAGCCCGCAATATGGTGCTTAATGTTACCGGCTCAAATTCAGCCGTGTATCAAGTTATTATTCCTTCAAACCAATCTAAGTTTTACGTAGTATCAAACAATACTTCTGGCAGCTATGCAATTACTGTCGGTACTAGCGGAATTGGTGGAACATTAATTTCTATCCCTAATGGAGTAACTGCTCAAGTTTATTGCGACGGCACAAATACCTATTCTGCTCAAACTGGATCTGCTGGTAACTTCTTAGTCAATGGTAACTTAAGTGTAACAGGCAACCAAGTAGACGTAGGTAATATGTCTGTGGGCGGTACTTTTGGTGTTACTGGTACATCTAGCTTAGCGGCTACTTCGTTCTCAGTTAGCCCAACAGCACCTACACCTACAGTTGGCGACAATTCTACTAAAGTGGCTACAACAGCATTTGTGCAAACAGCAACAGGCACGCTAGGTACTATGGCTCAACAAAACGCTAACAACGTTAATATTACTGGCGGAACAGTTTCTGGTATTACTGGTTCAATTAATAGCGTTACACCCGGATCTAATTCTGTTGGCGCTCGTACTATTTCTACTTCTGCTCCTTCTGGTGGCTCTAACGGTGATATTTGGTATCAGGTTTAATCAATGGCTAATACCTACATTAAAGATGGCGGTACTTGGAAGCAGCTAGTAAACGCCTACGTAAATCAATCTGGGACAAATACTCAGGTTAAAAAGATTTACGTTAATGATTCAGGCACTTGGAAGCTTGCATATGCGGCTACTTACGCTATAGATTACCTACTTGTTGCCGGTGGTGGTGGCGCTGGTGGTCGTGGTGGAGCGGGTGGTGGAGGAGCTGGTGGTTATCTTGCTAACTCTGGCACAGTCACTCTTGGCACAAGCTATCCTATTGTTGTTGGCACTGGAGGAGCTGGAGCGCCATCAAGCGGTGGTCAAGGCAACAATGGTACTAACTCCACTTTCAATTCATTAACTGCTGTTGGCGGAGGCGGCGGTGGATATGGCGGAGCAGGTAATTCTGGTGGCTCTGGCGGTGGCGGTAATGGTAACGGTGGCTCAGGCGGATCTGGCACTTCAGGACAAGGAAATGCTGGTGGTAATGGTAATGGCGTTAGCTCTGGAGTCCCTGCAGGCGGAGGCGGTGGTGCGGGTGCGGTTGGTGGAAACGGTAATCCGGGTCAAGCAGGTAATGGTGGCGATGGTTTAACTTGGTATGACGGCGTAACTCGTGGCGGTGGCGGTGGTGGCGGTTCTCGTTGGGATGACCCACAACATGCAAACTCTGGTTCAGGTGGTGCTGGTGGTGGTGGTAATGGCGGTACAGGTGCTGGTTCAGTTCCTCCAACAGACGGTACAGCTAATACTGGTGGCGGTGGCGGTGGCCCTCAAGTTTGGGATAATGGTGGACGTTATCAAGCTGGTGGATCAGGTGGATCAGGTATCGTAGTATTGCGTTATGCTGGTAGTCAAAGAGGTACTGGAGGAACAGTTGTTTCTAGTGGCGGATATACGTACCATTACTTCTATTCATCTGGAACTTATACGGCGTAAAGGTGAAAAAAGTGTGTTATGCCAGACCCATTAGGACTCTCAGAAGGAGTAAAGGGGCTTAGTGCAGGCCTAGATTCTGCTCGTGAAGCAAGTAAAGGACTGTCCAAAAGTATTGAAGGTATACAAAATGATGGTTTAGAAGCAGCCCAAAAACGAGCACAAGAAAGAATACGTGCAAGACGAGAAGCAGAATTAAAAAAGGAACGAGCGTTAATTAAAGCGCTTGAAGAATGGAAACGTAAGAAACAAATCTCTGATGAAGAGGCTAGATTAAAGATAGATTTTGTAAAGAAGTATGGTGCAAAAGAGTGGGAAGCGGTATTAAAAATTAAACTGGATATTGAAAACTTGCAGAGAAAAGATAATGAAGAGTTCCAGCACGATTTAAAAGAAGTAAGGCGGGTGCAGTTTTATTGTTTTGTAGCCGCTTTGATTGTAACGTTATGGCTTAAATTTGTATTAGGAGTAATTTAATGAACGAAATTTTTACACACATCTTAACTGGAAAAGATAACAAGACTCATGACATTGCTCGTTGGGCATGGCTAGGTGGTTTTGTATTAGTCGGTATTGTGGCAGTTGGCCTAATCTATGCTGGTAAAGAAGTTAGCTTGACTGAATTGGCTGGAGCACTTGGAATTGTTTCTGGTTCTGGTGCTGCTTCTGTTGCCGGTAAGCAAATGGCCGGTGCCGAGCCGGACGCACAATAATGTGGAAAAACTTACTTGGTCTAGCGACCAGCTTTATAGGTGGGTCTAGTGTCCAAATTTACATATATTTGGCTTTGGCTGTTGGCGGTTTTGGTGCTGGCTTTTATGTAGAGCATTTGCGTTTTTCTCAATTTAAAGATGAAGTTGCTATTACCGCCCAAAAACAAGCAGACGAAACGGCTGCAATCCAGAAACAACATGAACTCGTAACTAAAGGAATATCCGATGAATATGATGCGAAGCTTAGTACTCTGCGTAATTATTACAAGTCTACAAGCGTGTGGAACAACAATGGTAGCGGCCCCGTGTCCGGTATTTCCGCAGCCCCCAAGTCAGCTGATGTTGTCTCCGCCTACAACGAACTTGCTGCAAATTGCGCCCAAACAACCTTAATGCTGGTTGAATTACAAAAATGGATTAATGAACAGGTAGGAATTAAATGAACGTTACACAGCTACAACAACTTGGTATAGACCCAAAGTGGGACATCCCGCTTAACCAAACTTTTGTTAAATACAACATTAACACTACTCTACGTCAGGCAGCATTCTTGGGGCAGTGTATGCACGAGTCTAATAACTTTAAGACGTTAGAAGAAAACCTGCACTATAAAGCCGAGTCATTAATGAAAGTTTGGCCTAGCCGCTTTACAGATAAAGTTGTTGCTGATGCTTACGCTAACAACCCAGAAAAGATTGCCAACAAAGTTTATGCAGGTCGTATGGGTAATGGCACCGAAGAGTCTGGTGATGGCTGGAAATATCACGGCAGGGGCTTAATTCAATTGACTGGAAAAGAAAACTATGAGCGATGTGGAAGTGCAATTGGCGTTGATCTTATCAGCCAACCTAATCTTTTGGTTGACCCTCAATATGCTGCTTTATCTGCCGGTTGGTTCTGGAATAAAATGGGTCTTAATGATTTGGCGGACGCTCAAGAATATGGTCAAATGACCAAAAGAATTAACGGCGGGACCTTGGGTTTAGACGACAGAATTGTTAAAATAACTAAAGCAAAACAAATACTAGGGTAAACCCGAATGCCATTACAGAAACTACAATTTAGACCCGGTTTAAACCGTGAAGGCACCATATACAGCAACGAAGGCGGCTGGTATGACGGGGATAAAATTCGTTTTCGTTCTGGCTTACCTGAAAAAATTGGTGGTTGGACCCAAGTATCTACTAATCAATTTAATGGTGTGTGCCGTTCTATTTGGGTGTGGTCAGACCAAAGTACTGGCAATAGTGCGTTGTATTATGGTTTAGGTACAAATACTAAGTACTACATCTATTATGGTGGTACGTACTATGATGTTACCCCAATATCCCAGACAGATACATTAACAAATCCGTTTACAACGGTAAATGGTTCAAGAACAGTAACGGTTACTGACGCTACTTATAGCCCTACGGCTGGGGACTTTGTTACGTTCTCAGGCGGTATAGCAGTTGGTGGTTTAACCATATCTGGCGATTATAAAGTTCAAACTGTTCCCACTGCAACAACCTATACCATTACGGCAGCTTCCGCAGCCTCGTCTTCAACTACAGGTGGCGGTACGGTTACGGCTGCATACGAGTATCCTACCGGGTTAGATGTATTTTCTATTGGTAACGGTTGGGGCGCAGGTCCTTGGAATGCTGGTTCTTCTTCAGATCCTTGGGCACACGCATGGGGTACCCCTTATGTTGGTACCGGTATTGGTGAGCAGCTACGTCTTTGGTCTAATGATAACTTTGGTTCTGACCTTGTTTTAGCTCCTCGTGGTGGACCTATTTTCTATTGGCAATCTGCTAATGGTGTAAGTACTCGTGCTCAATATTTAAGTAATCTTGCTAACTCTACAACTGCCGTAACCGACGCTTCTACATTTAGTTCAGGCGCAACAAGCATTACAGTAACAGCAACTAACGCCCCAAACATTTATCCTTATATGGTTATTACGGGCACTGGCATCCCAACTGGCACCAAGGTAGCTTCTACTTATATTACAGGCGCAACAACCGTTCCTATTACTGGCACAACAACCGCCAATAGCTCTGGTAACTATAGCTTTTCATACGCTGGAGCATTCGTACCAACATCTACATTCCAAGTACTTTCTTCAGTAATTCAAGAGTTTGTTATCGCATTTGGTTCTAACCAATATTCACCTAATAATGCTAATACTGTTTTTAACCCGATGACAGTACGTTGGTCTGACCAAGCAAACCAATATCAATGGGTGCCGCAACTAACTAATCAATCAGGCGAATTTACTTTAACTAACGGCTCTTACATTATGGGTGCCCGTGCAACCCGCCAAGAGATTTTAGTTTGGACAGATTCGGCCTTATATTCTATGCAGTATATTGGCGCTCCTTATGTTTGGGGCTTCCAAATTTTGATGGATAACATATCTGTTATGTCACCTAACTGTATGATTACAGTGAATAATGTGACTTATTGGATGGGTCGAGATCGCTTCTACATGTACAACGGTACTGTAGCAACCCTGCCTTGTTCATTAAAACAATACATTTTTGAAGATTTAAACCAAGATCAGTCCTATCAAGTATTTGCTGGTGCAAACGAAGGCTTTAATGAAATCTGGTGGTTCTACGTTAGCCAATCTAGTGGTGGCACTTCTATTGATAAATATGTTGTATACAACTATTTAGATAATGTTTGGTATTACGGTTCTATGGCTCGTACCGCTTGGTATCAGACTGGTGCTGTGCAATACCCTATTGCTGCCGACTACAACAGCAGATTACTTTATCATGAAAACGGCAACGATGATTTGTCTACCGCACAGACTTTGCCGATAACAGCCTACATACAGTCTTCTGACTTTGATATTGGTGATGGGCAGAGTTTTGGGTTTGTATGGCGCATGCTGCCCGATATTAACTTTAATAGTTCAACTACTAATCTACCATCGGTAACAATGCAGTTGCAGCCACGGCAAAACTCCGGCACATCCTATAACACGTCTACGGATAATCCACAGGTTCAAAGTCCACAAAACTTTACTAATGTACCTGCATATACGGTTAACCAGTTTGATGGTCAGGTATATACACGGGTTCGTGGTCGTCAGATGGCTATTCGAATTGAATCTACTGGTGTAGGGGTAGCTTGGCAGCTAGGTAGTCCACGTATTGATATTCGCCCAGACGGAAGAAGATAATGACTATCCCAACCTACCAAAACTACAATGGGCTCCCAATACCTCCTGCCCCACCTAACTTACCTGTTGCCCCTACGCAGTATGATGCAGGGCACGATAATCAGGTATTAAGCCAACTACGTCTATACTTCAATCAGCTAAATAACTATACGCAGGCTACAGCAACTCCTGATTTTGGTAAAACAACACAAAGACCAACAGCAAACCAACAAATAGGACAATTTTACTTTGATACTACTTTAGGGTATCCTATATGGTGGAATGGCACAAAATGGGTTAATTATAACGGAACGGTGGTATAAAATATGAACCAAGGTATTGGCGAATTAATGCTTATGAAATCGGCTATGGGTGGGATGAACCCTGCCGAAAGTAACCAAGGCATAGCTGCAGCTCCTGCACAAAAACCGTCTACAAGTGCTTTAAAGATTTTAACAAGTTATTTCCAGAATAGGGGAATACCCCTACAGCAAGGATATGCTGCGGTACAGAAAGAGCTTGGCGAGGGGTTAAAACTCCTGCAATTCCAAAATTCTATCTTAGCAATCAAGGACTTAGGTCAAGGTGTGGCACAGATTCACTTCTTTACTACCGACACCCACGAGCAGTTGGCACAAGATATTAAACACTTTATTGACTTAATGCGTAAAGCTGGTATCCATACTGTCTATGATAAAGATGCTGACCCTGTATTTATGCAGGCTGCCCAAGAGTTTGGTGTTCAAGCACAACAATCTGATAACCCTCAGTTTAAATTAATGGCTACTCTATGACCCAAGTAGTTCACCGGATTGAATCAGTATTGCCACAGCTTCGGGAGATGCCACAGGTTGAGTGCACCGAGAAGCATTACTTTGCTCCGGGAATCTATGTTAAAGAAGTTACTATGCCTGCAGGGTCTATAATTGTGGGTAAGCCCCACAAGACTGAACACTTGTGTGTAATGCTGCAAGGTCGTATGAAGTTATTAAAAGATGATGGTGAGGTTGTTGAGCTAGTGGCTCCTGCTACTTTTGTAGGAAAACCGGGTCGTAAAGTAGCTCAGATAATTGAGACCGTTGTATTTCAGAATATTTTTGCAACCGACGAAACTGATGTGGAAAAACTAGAACACATGTTCGTTGAGAATCCGTTATTGGAAGGAAACTAATATGGCATTTGTTGATATTGGGGTTGGTACAGCAATGCTGTATGGTGCCGGAGCTGGCGCAGTATTAGGTGGCGTAGTTCAAGGAGTTCAGGGTAAGAACGTATTGAATGGTGCATTGATGGGTGGACTTGCAGGTGGTGCCTTGGGCGCTGGCGCTGCTGGTTTAGCTGGTGCATCATGGGGTGGACTTGCTGCCGCAGGTAACGTAGGCGACTTTGTACTTACTCCCGCTGCTGAACAAGCTGCTATTAATATGGGCTATACAGGTGCTGCTGATGCACTATCTTCTGGTGTATCCCCTTCAGCTCTTGGTTTAACTGCTAACGCAGGTTCTACTGCAGCAAATACCCTTGGCGCTAGCCAAAGTCTTTTAGGTCCAGTAAGTAATATGGTAGGCGGTATCAATAGTTCTACTGCCGCAGGTACAGGGAACCAAGCGGTTCAGTCTGCTTCTTCTGGTATGACCCCATATTTAAAATACGGTATTCCTGCAGCTATGATGGCTTATGGTACAGGCATGTTTGGTAATAAAACCAGTACTCCTGGAATTACTCAAGTATCTACTGTTGGTCAATCTAAACCTTCACCTAATATGATTAACGGTGGGCTATCCCCAAACTATAAACCTTACTTCCAAGCAGCAGAAGGTGGTATAGCTAAGTTAGCTGCTGGTGGGGCCGGTACAGCAACGTCTATGACTCCAGACGTTAATCAAGAAAATTATAACCCCGAAGATATAAACAAAGCTCAAGGTTCTACGCTATCTTCTGGCACACAAGCCTTGCTAAACCAATATGGCATTAATCCAACACAAGCAACGGGCGTAATATCTGCACTCCAAAGCCAAGGTATTGGCGGTACAAGAACTGCGGCAGAGGGTGGCATCATGGGTTATTCCCACGGTGGTAAATCAGAATATCATTTAGGATCTTATAGCGATGGCGGACGATTACTCAAAGGACCCGGCGATGGAATGTCAGATGAAATCCCAGCAACAATTGCCCATAAGCAGCCTGCCCGTTTGGCAGAAGGTGAGTTTGTTGTCCCTGCCGATGTGGTATCCCATCTTGGCAACGGCAGTACTGATGCTGGTGCTAAACACTTGTATAAGATGATGGATAATGTACGACATGCACGTACTGGCAAAAAGAAGCAAGCTAAACAAATTAAAGCGGAAAAATTTTTACCAAAAACTAAATGATTATTCAGCATATCCCCACTGAGAAGTGTGCACAAATATGGTCTGCAGTAGAAAAGTTTATTGTTGAAGCCCATAAGCATGACAGTGAAGATTATTCAGTAGATCAGATTAGACAATTTATTTGTACAGGACAGTGGATTTTATTAGTAGCAATGGACAAGAATGTAATTAAAGGAGCAATGACTATAACTTTTTTAAATTATCCGAACGATAGGATTGCTTTTATAACTTGTACCGGTGGGAACATGATTATTTGTCAAGAGTCATATAACCAAATGGTTGGGATTGTAAAGAAGTTCGGTGCGACAAAAGTACAAACGGCTGTACGTGAATCAATGAGTCGGTTGCTTAGTCGTGTAGGTTTTAAAAATAGATATATTGTTGCAGAACAAAGAATTTAGGAGGCATTATGGGTGGCGGTGGATCAAGCGGTGGCGG